CTTCTTCACCAATCGCCATCAGTTTAAGTTCTCGTGAAAGGTTCTTCATTCGTACCGTTTCATTGTCTGACTTCTGATTAGGAGCCATCAATTGAAGGTAGTCAACGATTACAAAGTCTGGCTTGTACTGGTCAATCTTTCCACGTAGTACGGATGGGTTAATTTCTCCACCCTGATCGTTTGAGATAATATGAAACTCTGGCTTACCCTGTAGATTTTTAGCATGCCATTCCTTTAGCATATCCAACTCTACTTCTCCATTGCTTAATTTGCGGTGTGACCAACGTCCCTCGCCCATAATAGTAAAGACACGATTACGAACCTCCGTCTCACTCATCTCAAGGCTTATGACCAGTGGGCTACGACCCTGTTTCCAGGCCTGTACAGCGAAATAGAGAGCCAACCAGGACTTTCCGATACCTGGATATGCCAAGAAGACTCCCAACTGCCCTGGCATGATTCCAGAGGGTAAATAGTTGTCAAATCCTGGCAGACCAGTCTTGATGCCAATATGACCTAGGGCTTGTTGCTTCTTTACATTTTCAAAGTAAGCAATCGCAGACTCTAGGTCTGTGACATCAATATCACGAATAGCAGCAGTATTCTTTTTTAGTTCTGAGGTTTTTGTAATGAGGCCTTCTAGGGCCTTGCTGCCCTCACCCTGCTGAACATCTGTTGCAGCAGACCTTAGTATGTCTTTAAGACTGTCCCGCAGATACTCTCCCTGCAACTCCTCAAGGTGATGCTTAGTAGCGCCAACTCCTGGGACTGGATCAAAGTCACGAAACTTTTCTCTTACCAAGTCTGTTGGTGGAAGTGACGAGTTATTCTCAAAATACAGACGTATGAAGTTCCATATATCTCCATGGGTTCTCAAAAGATTATCGACATTGGCCTGTAGCAAAACGTGAATCTGTTTATCCTGAAGAAGGGCTGTAATTAATTTTGACTCTGTGTTATTCACTTAGCCACTCCTTTGCCATTCGTCGACGCTCTGCTCTTTCTTGACTATCTTTTAATCTATCCCTTTTAGCCTGTAATATTTTTTCTGCATTGTATGCAAAATAATTCCATGACGGGGTTTCTGAAACAGCAAAATAGTATTCAAGTATCTCATAACATCCCTGCAATGTGTAGGACTCAATGAGGGCATCAGATGCCCACTGTTCTACATTCAAATTTAGAGATGGCTTCGATTCGTACCTTGCGGTATGATACTTGCTGTATCTTGAAAGCAAAGCCATACGGTCTTTGCGTTCAGCCATTACTTCTCTTCAGCCTCGGTTTGTGCTTCCAAAATCTTGGCAGTTAGTTTGTCTTCAACAAATTTGTAGACACGCTCAAAAGCCTGATCAGTATTTTCTCCGTCACGCTTAGAATCCACTACTCCAAGATCAAGTCTTAGTGATTGAAAATTTCCCAGATTTAGTGTGTATCCAAGTGTTACAGACACTTTAGTTGAATCGTTTTCCATGCTATACCCTTCGCTAAATAGATTCGCCCCATATTGGGACAAACCGTCCATCTTCTGTTCTCGTATATGTAAGTATACCATCGCCCATTCTGCGTGTCAACTCTTGCTTGCTGGGCGTAATATCATTAGTAATTAATTTATCTTTTCTTGGTCTACCAATATGGTATGTAGCAAGTATATCACGAATCTCTCTTACTTGCGATTCAGAGTAATATGACCTTACCTGAAATCCTCTTGCCCCACCTTTTTGAGATCCCGTCGGAAATGGGATGACTCCTCGTTTCATTAATGATGGCATATATTTTTTATGACGATTAACTAAATCAGCAGTCTGACCTACGGTGTAGGCTCGCTCTCTTTTATTTTTAAAATCACTAATTAAACAACTTTCAATTTGGCCCTTTGTTATATTATAAACAGACATTATTCCATTAGACTTGTTAAGATGATGTATCCTTACTAAGTCTCCGTTTAAGAACCAAACCTTTTTGTTCCCTGGAATTACAGGGAGGACATTGTAGCCTTCGCTCTCAATTGTTCCCTTTTTAATAACCACTTGCCCTCCTGAGAATTACTAGGTGGATGAAAAAATGTTCTTGCTCCACAAGACATACAATACATTTCTATATTATTTATTTCTGAATATTGTCGATCAACAAACATTCTGCCTTTGCATCTTTTACAAAAAATCATCAGTTTGGTATGCCTATTGCAATAAGGTTAATGCCAACACTTGTAACTCCGCCCAGGTTAAATTTAACTGACCCCTCTATACTTGATGTAGTTACGCTAGACAATGTAACAACAACATCTTTGCCAGCATCGGTTACATTTCCCATATTTACAGGAGTTGCTGTTACAACTGGCGTAAACTTAAACTCTGTAGGAAACGAATAAGAAAATGGAAGGCTAGAACCAGCAGTCTGGCTTACGCCATTTGTGACTTGAACATATCCGCCAATAATTCTTGCTTCTGATGTTTTGACGCTCTGCTTTCCTGCATTTGGAGTATCCACTGTAACATATTTATTTACAGATGTTGAAGCCTGCGTTGATAAATCATTAACAGCCTTAACAATCTGATATATATATGTTACGTCTAGTGGCTGCCCTCTTTCGGGTACGGGTAAAATGGCCATAATATAATTATACCAGACTTACGGTTCCAGAGTTGTATATCTCTAAATCGTCGTTTAAAACTGGATTTATTGATGATACCTGCACAATTACTAGAACAGAGTTTGTTCCAGTTTTTAGAAATGAATAATTGCTTGATCCAGTGGTTGCTTTGTAAGTTGGCAAAGCAGAATCAAAACCCACAAAAACATCATATAGTATTTGTGTAGAAACATCTCCCGATTCCCAATTTACGATTACTGTATTCCCTACAATATTTATATCACCACTTCCAGGAGCAACTGCTGAGGACTCGGTAGAAAATATTGGAGAGTAGGCAGATTTTCTATTTTTATCTTCTGCAACTATCCTAAATCTTAAAATTTTGGTGTTCGCTGTCGTCACCTTGCCCAACAATTCTTTTTTAACAACAACATTTTTAATTCCAGGATCTGGTGTGATCGACATAATTAAACATCCAGTGCAAATCTAAACTCAATATAGTTTGTAGTATTTGCTGACTTAATGATTGGCCTTTCTTGTTTATTTTTTATTACAGAATAGCCAGTGAGGCCATACAAAGAGTTTGTGGACGTAACATTTTCAAGTCTTAGTCCATCTAGACATAGATAGAAAGAGTCTGAAGGAATTCCAGACTTTGTTATTTGTCCATAAATTTTTGACAAAGAAACCTGATCCCACAAGAAACCTGTTGTCTTTTTTATATTTTGAAATTGTTTTGCTAAAACAACATATCTATTTTCTTGAAGATTTCTTTTGTCTGTAGATACTCCAGAAGCAAATGCCTGATCATCAATATCTACCTGAAACTTTGCATACTCTTGGCCTCCTGTAGAATTAACATGAGAAAACTCTATTAAAATTTTCACATTGTCTGGAACTGTCAAAGAGTCTTCGACTTTGCTTGCAATAGAAAATGCCAGTCTTAATTCATCAAGAGGACTATTCTTTGAAAAATTAACGGAGGGGCTATCTAATCTTATGTAGTCAGAAGTTGATGATGCCTGCATTTCTCCTTGAGCGTCAACTGTAATTGTTGATGTGTCTCCACGCAGAACAATTATATTATTTAAAAATCTGCATCTTTCATTTCTTCCAACTCTGTCATCTGATGTAAAAATTCTATTATCGGCATTTGTTGCAAAAACTTTGTCACTTATGTTTATAGTTCCGTTTGCATCTTCTCCGTCTAGAGGTTCAAGTTTCGGAGGTATTACAACAGGAGAACCTCCTGCCTGACTATATTTCCAGTCATCAGTATCGGTAAAAGAATATACGTTTTTACTATCAAATGATCCTGCTACTGGGTTTGATGCTGCAGAAAATATTCCAACCTCTGTAATTTCATACCTTTCTGCTGTAGGCAGTTCTGCGGTAAGGACTATCTTAGACAAACCACCTTCATCAACAAAACCTCTAGAGATAATTGGCATACGCAACATTTCAAAATCTAAAGACTTCTTGTCTCTTATTACATCTAGTTCTGAATTAGTAAAAGGATAATCAGACGCCACTGGCTTTGGTCCACAGCCTATAGCAATATGAGAGGCGTAAGACGTTGTCTGTCCAACAAGGTACTTAGCCAAAAGGTTCTTGCCTACATTAGTTATCATTGAGTGCTCCCGTAGTATATTGTATCATCAAAAGTGTTTCCAGCGGTTAATATTTCAACTTCTACCTGCTCATTTTCTTTTATGTTTATTAAATTAATCACAAGGTCTCCGCTTATTGGGTCTATATAAATAGACTTTCCGTTGTAGACTTTTACTCCATCGACCAGGTCGTATCCGTTTCCATACCTAGGAAGATAGTTTGGAATTGATATAGCAAGTGATTTAAAAAATGAGTCAGCAGACTGTAATCTTAAAACATTGTTTGGATTATACTGTAGGTAAAGATCTGTTAAATTTTTTATTGGTGTATAAATTACTGTCTGACCATTGACCAGGTCGTGCCTAGATATTGTAGCAAGTTCAAAACCACCTATATCTTCAAATATAAGGTCTGTCATTATTTCAATAGCAACAGCCTGTTCTCCAAATATTAGTAAGTCTGGGGTTGCAACTTTGACAGAATCAGAGGTATTGGTTTTGACTGGATTTGGAATTCCTGCTGTTGCTGGCATGCTTGTGTCTGCCATTTATACCACCTCACTTAAAAATAGTTGCATCTCTGGACCGTTTGAATTTCTTGAAAAATCAATATTGTATACAACAAATCTGCTTGAAGAGTCTGCAGCAATATCTATTCCATTCTCTTTGTAGTCTACGCTTACTATATCTCCAAGTTGGATTGTTGGAATAGAAAATATTTTAACTCCAAGTGCTTTTCTTGGTTTTGATATTTTTGTAACAAGCCACCTCATTAGTTCAGATGCTTCATCTTGTGACTGAATATAGGCAGCATCTAAAGAAAAATCTTTTCTTCCGTGCTGCATACGGCTAAACTTTATATCTTCGTAGTCTAACTTAAACTTAAACGGATTTGAAATTAGTTTGTCTGCAACAAATTTTGGATCTGACATTACGCTATTTTTATTAAAATATTGATCAACTGTCAAAGTATTGCTTGACTGCTGAGTAAAAGTAATTCCCTGAATTCTTAAATAGTTTCCACTAGTTTCATCTAGATTAAGCGCAGTATCTGTTGCATTAAACACTAGAAATTCTGCGCCATATGATCCTGCTCTAAATCCAGAAATAACAAATCCTTTTATTTTATTGAACGTTGGAGAAATTTTTGCTGTTAGTGCTGGAAATGCTTTGTCATATTTAAAACTAAATTCTGCCACTTCTCTCATTATACTTCCAAACTCCTCAAAATAAATATCATACTTTGGTGGTTCTGAAGATCCAATTCCAGAAAGATAGGTATTTTGTATTAATCCACTCATAGCGTATTTTCTGAAAGAGTTACCTGCATCAATATCAGAGTCTGCAAAAACAGAATTGACAACGGTTCCCAAAGAAAATGACGTGTTCTGAGAATAATTGTTGCATAGTGCATAGACATTTTCAAACATTGCTCTTGAAGAACCTCTGGTAAATAAGGCAATATTTGAATACTCTGGCAATGGATCTGAGTCGTCTACTGTTTTTACCATGGTTCCATTTATGTATAAGTAGAACCTTCTTATGTTTCCTATGTTTTCATACTCTACTGCTAAGTCATATACCGTCGGATTTTCTTCAGCAAATAATCTTGACTGACCAGTAAACCTGCCATCATCTACTATAATCTTGGCTAAGCCTTTGTATAGGGTAAGTGGAATTGCTTTACCATTGTCAGACTTGACTTTATAAAACAAAACATTGTGAACATTTTGTTTTTCTTTTTCTGACAACTTATTTAATCCAAGTGCTGCAATTTCAAAATAATATCCAACGTTGGTTGTTGGGTTTAGCATTACTGCTATACCTCCAGACCCTCCAGATATTGTAACATTTTTATCTGGGGTAGAACCATTTATAACATAGTATGATGCTGCACCATTAGCAGTTTGACCACGATCACTACTGTTTTCAATTTTACCAACTAGTCGTATTCTAGTTCCAAAGTGCTTATATTTTTTATCTGTCAAAGGCTTATGCACATATGATACAAAATCTCTTGGCTTATCTTTTGTCGTAAAGTTGGGACCAGTCAAAGAAAGCGCTGATGCTTGAACAGATCCAGGAACCTGCTGAGTTTGTGTAGTTATCTCTCCTGTTAAAGAGGTTGACAAAAAGTTTCTAATAAGTCCTGTTCGTGTCGAAGTTCTTGCCAAAGCATCAGAAGATGCTCCATTGCTTATTGTTTTTCCTGCAGAAGCAACTGTTGTTTGTGGCAAATCAGTTTTTGTTTCAAACAAATATTCTGAAGCCATATAGCATCCTTTTACATTGTCTTCAGATTTCCAATAATCAGATATACCAGCAGAATGCTCTACAACTGTTGTTCCAAATTGACCACGGCCATGCTTGGCAACTGGACCATTTTTAAGTTTTAAAATTCCTTCTTGTTCAAAATAATTAGGAACAGAGTAAATTCTGACAAGGCCTGTTGGATAAATTTTTCCATTAAATGGAAGTTTAGAGAAATAGTTTTGATACTCTTCAACTGAAGATATCCAAACATTGCCCGAACCAGTTACGTTATATTGAACTGCGTCATACTTTATAACTTCTCCACTAGAGTAAAAGTAACCATTGTATCTTGTAATCCAGTATACCGCTTCTCCAAGACTAAACGTATTGTTTATTACGATACCGTTTTTTACCTCTGGGACTTTATCTGATAGGTTAGAACTTAAAGGTATTGCAGCAAGCACATATGAAGATTGTGTTCCAACCTCGTTATTAATTGACTTTGTGTTCTCAGTACCAGATACTTCCCAAAGTAGTGCTGGCTTATACACATACATTCTTTCATCTTCTAGAAGACTCGCCTGTCTTAAAGTACCGATAGATCTTTGAATATGTCTAACAGTGTAATTTATTGTGCCACCGTTGTAAACCGTGTTTGACTCATTTGATACCGAAATAATGTTTGCTAGTTTTGCATTGTCTAAAGTTTTATTTTTAATTTCTCTATCTTCATACAAATCGTTAGTTCCTTTAAGAGCAAATGTGGTTGGTCTTTGTTCTTTAGTTGGCATTATATAGTCTTTGCTCATCATAACAAAGTTATTGTACTCATCAAAAAACATTGCTGTCTGTGTTGATATTGCCAAATCCTGCAACACCTGAGCAACACTTTTATCTGGAGCAACAAAGAAAAATGGCATTACCATTTCTTTTTCATTAGAGACTCTTCTAAATGTATAGTTAGAAAAACCGATACTGTCTAACAAAAGAGAAACTGCAGAACTAACAGAAACCTCTGTCATTAATATTTCTGGTGCTGTAATTGATTCTAGATACCAATACATATCTCTTAACGATATAGAAATTCTTTTATTGACCAAATCTGCTTTTGGAAATGAATCAGAGTATAAAGTTTTCATAGGAACCCAATAGTCCCAACCACCAACATTTATAATAATTTCATAAAACTTAAACTGCACATGACTATCTACATATTTTGCAATAATACTTGATGGGTTATTTTCGTTAAATGCCTGATCATGATCAAAAATATTAATGCTTCCATTTGATGCAACTAACTGTCCTACTGGCAAACCACTTAAACCTAAATCAGATGCGCTTTTATTTATTGAATAATCTAACACCTTGTCGGAAAGATTCATTGCAAGTCTTGGAGAAATTTCAATAAGATCAAAAGTGGAATCTTTTGCAGTCATAGAATCTACAACAATCCTAACTCCAGAAATGTATTCAAACTCTCGATATTTAATTTTATTATCTAAAGAGTTGATAAATTTATCTGGGGAGGTTGCATCTGTAAGGAAGTTGGTTAACCTATCAACAGTTTCATCCTGCACATACCATCCGTATTTTGGAGTTATAATTGTGTAGTCTGTGCCATTCCATATATAATATTTTCCTATATCATTTTCATTTTCTTTAATAAGATATGCATAGCCAATAACAGACTGCTCAGGAAGTAGTGTGTCACTTGAGTATACCTCGGCAAAAACAAATGTGTCTATCCATTCGTCTGGAACAATAAAGCCATATGATATTTCAACATAGCCATCGCTTTTAATAATTGCAGAACCGTCTTTTCTTCTTTTTGACGGATCAAACGAAATAATATCTTGCCAATTTCCTTCTTTTAAGAATTGAATTTTCCATCTGCTTGGAACTTTTTGATTTACCTCTCCATAAAATGGGTCAGCAAAAGAGCCTGTTGAGGAGGAGAATGGCCCAAGGTCTTCAGTACCTGTATGGGTTTGCATTTTGATTACAACCCTGTTTGTTGGTATTTGCTCTTTGTATACCACGAAAGGACAAGCATCTTCTATGGCATTTTGAACACCATTTATTTTTGATGCAATTCCATACTCAAAATTTTCTGCTACACCTTTCTTTTCTGTATTGTCCTTGTCAATAAATGTTTCGCTCAATCCATAGGAAACAGAAGCATCATTATATGTGTACTTATATCTAGTTTCAGTCCTGTATGATGTCCAATATTTAAACTTATCTTTTTTATCTGGCATATAATATCTTGGTCTATCTGCCATAAACATATTTGGATAATGTAGTTTTCCATTTTCAAAATATACAGCCTTATTGATGCCAGATCTAGGTCTAAATCTTTCAAAGCAACTTTCTAAGGAGTATAGCGTTTGAGTTTTTTCTTTTTTAGTTAAAAATGTAGTTGGGGTATTATCATTTTCAAAAGTGCCATCTATCAAAACATCTGCATCTGTTGCTCCTGTATAAAAATTTCCAACATCATTAATATCAAAACTTGTAGGTAAAGAAGAGTATATAGAAGATGGTTGTTCTGTACTCACCCTCCATCGATTTCTAGTGTCCGTGTCAGAAATCTTACACTCATAAGTCGCACCTGAAGAAGATTTGCCTATTGCTCCAGCAGGTGAACAAAAAGCCCCTGGGGTAATGGTCCATACTGAACTTATTGGGTTTGGTGTTGAAGTTTGGGTTGGTCTATATCTATAATTACCAATATGCTTGATATTGTTTGTTCTGTTCATATTTAATTCTGCAATAACTGCTGACTTATTTCTAACAGTATCAGCAGTCTCTAAAAAGGTTTGCAGGTCTTTGTCTTCAAACATTATACTTCTTCCAAGGTTACTGAGACATTCCAATAGTCAAACTTAGTTCCTCTTTTTTCAACTGAATAAGAAAAGTCAGTAATAAACATTTCAATCAATTGATTGTACTGCCGAAGATGATCATATGGCGCTTCTGTTCCTTTAAAAATTCCTTTTCTATCATATGCAAGAAATACCCAGAAAGAACCTTTGTGTGCATCATACCACTCAAGCATGTCAGCACCACCTGCCCCCCCATCTGTTGTGTAGGACCTTTTTGGAGAAAGCCCACTAATTGTGTCAAATGTGGGAACATCATCGTGAGACCTAGAAGGAATCAATGTCCAACTAGTACTTAGAGTGAGTTTGTCTGAAATATGATATGATCTCATGCGACCATTAATCATTCTTTCTCTTTTTTCTATTCTTTCATTTTTAAACTGTATTGGCTGCCTATTGTCATCAGTTATCAGTAGGAATTGATCTGCTAATGATGGATCTTCTATTCCTTCTGGATCTGCCCCGATTTCATAGCCATTAGGAACATAAATTCCATTTTGCAAAGTGCCAGTATTTTCTGACCAAAGCATACCGCTTGGTCTATAATATTTTTGACGACCAAGCATGTAAGTAACTCTTGGGTCTATCACTTCTTCAACCATTTAATGACACTCCTCTAATTCGTCTATTTTCAACATTTTTAATTGTCGACATAACTGCTTGTGCAATCTCGTTAGGATTTGCATCAGTTTTAGCGTTAACTGTTAATGTGTATGTATTATTATACACTGCTCCGCCAACTGGCTTTCCGCTATTTAATGACTTCATTGTGTCGACGCCGTGAGTATTTACAGCATACTTACTCATTACAAATTCTCCAGGGGTAAGCATTGCAGGAACAGTATCAGTTCCTTTAGCAAATCCTCCACGAGCAAAGAACTTAGGAATTAAGCCACCCTTTGATATATATCCAAACTTTTGTCGTCTATCAGCAATAATGTTTAGTCCAGTATTAAATCTTAATGCACTTTCTGCTGCTGCCAATTGTGCTGCTATTGATGCTGCTCCAATAGCCCCAGACTCTCCTGATGCTAATGCACTTGGATTTACTCCTGCTGCAGCAATGGCTGCTGCATTCATATCTCCCGCTGCTTTGGCTAGAGCGTATGCGTCTGCTGCTGCTTTTGATGCTGCTGCTGCATCTGTAGTTGCCCCAACTATTGCATCAGTTGCTGCTTTGTCTGCTGCTACGCTTGCTGCTGCTGCTGCAGCGTTTGCTACAACTGTTGATTGTGCATTTTTAACAGAAACTGGTGTTGAGTTATATTCTTTTAACTTAGCAAGTATGCTTGCCCACTTTGCGTCAATCGCAGCGGTTGATGCAAGCAACGCTCCTAGTACAGCATCAAAATCTTTTCCTGCAAGAGAGTTTGCTGCAATTTTTGCTTTTATGGCATCCCACTCTAACTTAGTTTTATCTAGAACTGTTAGTTCTGAAACAAGTTTATCTATTTGTGCCTGTATTAGTTCGTTGGCAAAAGTTAGGTCTGCAATTTTATCTTCTAACGGCTCAAGTTGATTCTTTTGTATTTCAAAGATAGCATCTTCTTTTTTCTGAATCTCAAGAAGTTTTGCTTCACGTGCTTCTTCTAAATCATAAATTTGATCTTCCAGATTTCTAATGTCTTGAAGAATTGTAACTCGTCTTGGATCGTTTTCCATTTGATAAAGTTTTTGAGCATTCTCAAACTGCTTTTGATCAATTTCTTCTTGAGACAAACCAGTCTCTGCTCCTCTAAGGCCTCTAATTTCATTTTCTCTTGACTGCTGCAAAGCATCAGCCACAGATCCACTAAACCTTTGTGCTGATTGTGCACGAGCATCTTGTGCTGCTTTTGCTGCTGCCGATATATCTCCACTGGTTAGTGCGCCTGCAATATCAAGTTGACTCTTTTGTTGATTGAGAATTTCTTCATTAACTTCTGCAACCTTAGCAAGAGCCTCTGCTTGCTTGTCATATTCTTTATTAATTTGCTCTGCTTGATTAGCCATAATTGCAGAGTCATTAGACATCTTCGCATTTTGCTTGTTAATTTCCTCCATGGCACGATCACCAAATTCTGGATCCATCTCCAAAATTCTTTGCTTATCGCTAATTTTTTCTTGCATTTCTTCTATAGGTCTTGTATAATTCTTTTCAATATCTTTTTCTATATCTCTAATCTCACGATTAATTAACTCGATTTGACGCCTAAAACCTTTTGCTGCTATTTCTGCATCTTGAATTTGTTTATTGTTAGCATTCATTTGCTGAACCATACCCGATGTTCTTGGGTCTGCGCCTGTTCTTAGCATTTCTTCCTGCACAGAAAACATCTCGTCTACAAGATCCATACCAGGCTGAGCAGACTCAGAATATTTTCCAGAGTTATAGTTTACTTGAATATCAATAATTTTCTTTGCTTCAATAGAGTTTAAATAATCAGCAATTTCTTGAGCATCAACCTTTCCATCCTTTAAGTCTTCAATCAAGTGTTTTGCAAGTGCTGGGTCATTTAAAACTTCAGACATCTGATCTGCAGAGAAGCCTGCTGCCTGCATTGCTGTTCCAAGTTTAGGCATCTGCTCAAGAAGTTTAAACTCTTCGTTAGCCTGAATCATTTTTTGCTTAAGAGCAAACCTTTCTGTTTCATCAGTAGCCTTTTTAAGATCTTCAATATACTGCTTTCTTTCCTTGCTTCCCTTTTTGCCAAGTGCTCCTGCTGCAATTGCTGCTGCAGTAGCAGCATCCTGAACATGTTCTAATGCTTCTGTTGCAGTCGCTCCCTCTGAAATTAAAATTCTAAAAGCCTTCTCCTGATTTGCAACTTGCTCTACCGCTTCTCTATTAACAACGTTAGCCTCTCCTACAATAGCCTCGTTGTAGGTTCTCATAATCTTTTTACCAGTGCCAGTAAATCCTTTTATGTTTGCCTTTGTTTTTGGCTTACCTTTTTCAAATTCAAATATAGCCTTTTTGCCTTTAAGATTTGCCAGTTTCTTAAAGTCTTCTGAAGACATAGAAGCAATCATATCTCTAAATTCTTTTGGAGCCTTTAGATTTATAAGTCTTTGCTGCAAACCATCAAACAAGTCAAATGCACGAGAAATATCCTTTTGTGCTTTTTTACTACCGAATGCAGCAAGCATAGACTGTAGTGGCTTGGTTGCATCAAATGCCCCATCACGAACATTTTTAATTCTCATTGCAAGGTCATCAAGGAAGTCTAATGGATTTGACCCCTTACCACCATCAGGAGTAGTGTCAACAGGGGCACCGAGAGATGTCACTCCTCCAACAGAACTGGTTTCTAGTTTTTGTACTGCCATTTCTTCTGGGCTAAGTTTTGCTAATTCTTTTTTAAATTCTGCGACAATTTCTAAGTATCTAGCACTTCCGTATGCAACTCCATCTGCTGATGCTTTTTGGAAAGCCAATGTACTTGCTAACTGTTCTCTGTCTGCTTCCCTCATTGCATCTGTTACTGTTGACTCATAAGCAAACTGTGTAGCAAGTTTTTGTAAGTATTCTGCCTGACCGTCTAAACTTAGTTTTTGGAATTCTTTATATCTTTCTGTATTTGCTTTAAGGGCATCAATTGCTGCTGCTTGTGCAGGGTTGACAGCCTTTGCTGCCTCAAGGTCCATATCCTCTGCACCCTTTTTGGCTGCTTCATCTTTTAATTTTTCAATATTATCCATTTGTGTTTTTAGTGTTTCAATTCCTTCTAAACCAATTGTATTTACCAAAACCTCAAAGTCAATAGTGTTTCCATCCAATGATTGAATGCCCTTTAGAGTTTCCATAATTGCATCAAACTCTTTTGGATCTTTCTTGTTCATAATAATTGTAGTAATTATGTTTTGTGCTTTCTTTCTTCCCTTGCTACTAAAGCCTGCAAACATGTTAAACAATTCTTTTGTTTTTGCTGCACCCTGAGTTTTAAGTCCAGCATTAAGCAGAAGATCTAGTTGTGGAAGTTTGCCAGTAAATAGATCCATATAACTTGTTGCTTCTCCTGGACTTAGAACCTTGCTTCCAACAAGCATTTCCATTTTTGCTTGGAATCTTTGTGCTCCTTGTTGTCCTTCAAGGCCAGTCTTTACGTACTTTCCTGTTTTAGAATTATATTTACCCATAGTGGTGTCATCCACAAGTCTTTCAGTTTTATTTAAAAACTTCTTTGCAGCATCTTCTTGATCTGTACCCTTGTATGTTGACTCAACCTGTGATCTAGATGCATCAAAGAATGCATCTTCACGCATAGCCTGTTTGCCCCAAACGGAATTGCTATAAACCTTATCAAAACTTGCTTGACTTTTAGCAATTTGATTAACAATAAGATTATTCATCTTTTCAGTATCTGCTACATTTTGAGTATTTAGTTTTTTAATTTTTTCTTCAATGTCTAATTTCTTTTGTGCATTTGTTGTTGACGCTAACTCTGTTTCTAGTTTTTTCTTTTGAGTTTCATATTCGAACTGAACCTGGTCAGCCATCATTGTTGCCATTTCGATATTGTTCATATTCAGTGCTGCTAATGCTGCAACCTGTTTTCTTGAACTTTCAAACAATCCAGATTTTTCACTAATTTCATTTTCAAGTTTATCAGTTCTAACATTTGCTTTTGCAACAAGCATTATTCTAGTTTCAATTGGACTATCTTTTAGGTTCTTTCCATCTGGTCCAAGTAATGTAACTATCTGTCCAATTATCTGTGATTCAATTTTTTGATCGCCAAGTTCTAAAGCAAGGTTGCTTGCAATACTATTTGCTGCATTCATATCTAAAACACCGTCTGCAACAGCAGTTGAAAGTTTTAATGCTAGATCTGAAACAGCCTTGTCGTTACCAAAGTCTTTAACATTTTGCTGGAACAGTGCCTTTTCTTTTTTACCAGGATCTGACCCTAGGAACTGCTTTCCAAATGTATCATCAATCTTTGTTGTTTCGTTGTATTTTCCATACTGGCTAGACTGTCTGCGCTTATCCATTATTTCGGATGCGCCAACTTTGCCACTTATTTCACCAATTGCCTGAAGTCCACTTCTTGTTGCTGAAAGGTCTTTTGCAAACTGTGCTGCCTTGCTTGCCATATTATTAAGATGCTTGTTAAATAGATATGCTCCTGCTGCTACGGCTGCTAGTGCTACGACAATGCCCTGCGGTCCTGTGAGGCCTGCAAGCATTGGTGCAAACTGTGCAACTGTTGCAACTGCTCCTAAGCCAGCAACTACTTGTGGTGGTGCTCCTGCCATACCCGCAACCATCGCTGCTGTTCCTGCTGCTCCTGAAATCTTGCCAGACACTCTTCCAACTTTTTCTCTTCTCATGCCTCGCTTTTTTTGAGCAATTTGTTTTTCTGAAAGAGTTGTTGGCTGCTTCTTTCCGTCTGCATCGAGTTCGGGATCAAATAAAATCTGTCCATTTTTATCTCTTGTGTAAGTGGATGCTTCCTCATATGCTTCAACAGAGCCCATTCTATTATCTACTGACTGGCTTCCAGGAGGAACAATTCCATTCTCTGCTGCTTGTCTTGCTGCTTCTTGAGCATTATATGCTTTTAGTCTGTCTAATTCTTTTCTTTTTTCTGCTTCTATTTCTTCGTTTGTCTTTGCAATATTTGCTGAAGATTGTGCAATATCTTGTTGTGCAATACCTGCTTGATCCATTGAAGGAAGCATCTCTCCAAGGTTGTTATTTGCTGCATTGGTTAGTTGGTTGGTTGTGATCAGGTTAGACGTGTTTGTTGTTTGAGCATCTACTGCAGCCTGAGTCACATTGGCAAATTCGTCTGTTTCTTCTGCAACAATAACAGTTGAGTTTGCCAGGTTCTCTGTTTCCTTAGCAATTTCCTTACTCTGTACCTGTGTCTTCTTTGCTAAACTAACTCTAGTTTTTGTTGCTGTTTTTTCTGCTGGAAGTTCTACAGAACCCTTAGCGCCACGCTTACGTCTTTGTCTGTCAAGAGATTTAAGAACTTGTCTTTCATCACGCATTTCTGGAGTATTAATATCATCATAGAATGCTTTATTTCCAAGATCCATTTTTGAAACTTTTGATTGTGTTTCTGCTGCAGAAGGCAGTGCAGCGTCAGTAAGTCTTGAAGACTGGGCTCTTACTGCAGTTTGCCCCTCTTCTAAACCTTGTGCAAGTCCATCTGCAATGTCTTTTCCAAGACGTTTTGTTCGTCTTGACGGTGATGCGGTTTCTGCTTTTTGCTCTGCAGCAGTTAAGTCTGCATCTACATCTTCTGCAATTTTAACTGAATCAAGTTTTGCTTTTCTCTCAGCATCTGATAATGGAACAAAGCCTTGTTCGGAACCGACACCTTCTGGATTATTTTTTCCAAATCTTTGTGCAACTTTTGCTCTTCCTGATGCTAGTCTTTCCTCTGTAGACCTTGTGTCTGCCCCAGTTGGAATTTGGATTGCAGCACGACCCTCTGCATCATACATAGTGGCAAGCATTGTCTTTTCAATTGACATAGGCTTGCCTCTGCCTGCCTTCTTTTGTTCGGCAGCCATGAAATCTTTATCAGAAAGCATACTTCTAAGAACCTCGCCTTGAATTTGAAGTTCTCTTTCATTTAATGCGCCATTAGATGTCACCTTTTTAGAAATAGATAAAATTTCTTCTTCAGTTGCAGATGACTGCTTTAATTTTTCTAAATAGACACGCCTTGCATCATTATTAGATGAAAGTGTTTGAGCCATTTCATTTTCTGCATGCGTTGACAAATCCCATAAGTCTGGATCCCAACCTTCTTGAATTCCCTTTTCTGTTGTTCCTATTGCACCAATGTGTCCTCTGTCTAATTGAACATTTTTCTTATCTGGTCTTTGAAGTGCTGGTAGGTCTGGGCGTTCTGATGCCAATCTGTCTCCAGTTTTATTTGCAATCGCCTGAAGCCTTTCATATTCTTCTCCACGACCTGCTGCATACATTTGCTCTCTTACATTTTTTGAAACCCCAGCCTCTGTTGCTGAGTGACCTGCAACTTTTGCATTTGCTCCAGATACTCCTGCTGCTGTGTTAATTTGTGCTGGAGTAAGTTCTACCCCGCCCATTGCTTTTGTTGCAATTCTTAACTCTTGAACAAACTCTGTAATTGTTACACGAGAATCATCTGCAAGTCTTGCAAAAACTTCCTTAAGAACATCTGCCCCATTTTCAACACCTAGGGTTCCATCTTGCATTGCTGCAGCAAGTTTTTCTACTTGGGCTACAACTTTGTCAGACTTTGGACTTATAGCAAGTCCGAAGGTTTCTCCAGCAATACTAAATCCAGTTCTTCCTGGCCTGGTCTGTGTACCAGTCTTTCCAGTTCCCTTTGCATACTTTGCTACTGAGCCATTTTGAAGTGCTGCAACTAATTCTGGATTTTCTTTTGCAGTCTGCTTAGTAAGAACAACTTCTCCAGGAGTTAATAATGCTGGGACTGTGTCTCCATTGCCAGTACCTGGAACAACTCCACCCTTTGCAAATTTAACTGGTGGTATTCCTGCAACTGCTCCTGCTGGGCCTGGAACTGAATTAAACAATCCTGGTGATGATGCTGCAAGGTTTCTAGCCTGAGTACCTGCATTTTGATAGGCCAACGCCAGTGCGTCAACTGCAGACTTTTCAACATTAAAAGTGCTTATGAGTTGTTGATGAGAAGTGTGAAGAGCATTTGTTTCTGCAAGCAATTCAATTTGTTTATTAGTTAAATAGTCAAACCCTCCACCGAGAACATTGTTTTGTCCGTTAAGTTTAGCAATTCCTCCACGTAGCATTGCAAAGAACTTAATTATGTTTGCAAGTCCGTTAGCAAGGATACCGAATGTCATAAGAGCAACTGGGGCAATAGCACCAAGTACGCCGATCATAATAGTTATTGCTTTTTTGGTTCCGTCGCTTAAGCCGTTAAACTTTGCTAGTAGTTTTCCAACAAATCCAACTATTGGGGTTATTGCTTCTAAGAATGCTTTTCCTACTGGGATTAATTCATTCTTTAAATTTTCCATGGCTTTTT